GCTGATGCAGCATACTCATACTCTGGGCCCATATACTCCTTCACAACCTCAGCAATAAGTTTAAACTCTTTGCCAAGTGAGTCGTGAACGCGAGCCTGCACAGCAGACATCACTTTCATGGACCGCTCAAGGAGGGCTAGGGTAGTGCCGACAGGAGCTTCGGGGTTTGAATTCCCGATATCCATTTCCGCAATAGATCCAATTCTGCGGCCCTCATCAACAAGGTTCCCGAGAAGCTGGTAAAGAACGCTCGAAGGTTCTTTGTAGGGGAGGAAGGTGATTGAATCCCGGATATTGCCAGAGGCAACATCTACGTCCCGGAACTCTCCCGGCATGATCGGATTGTCATCTCCTTTGATCCGGAGTCCGCGTGCCTTAAGTCCTCCCGGTAGGTTTGACAGAGTGCCAGCATCAACAAGTTGGCGGAGGATTGAAGTGGCGCTTTTAGCGATTCCCCCAATAAGGTGAATGAGCCCAGTGCCGTAGAAACCGAGGCCCGGAAGGTACTGATAATGGACAAAATACTGCCTCTTCTCAAATGCGGGGTCTCCTTCACGCCAGTTACGGCGGATTGAAAGGATCTCGCGGCTGGATTTTTCGATAGTAACAACATAGGGAAGCTCGATACCATCGGGGTTTTCAAAACCCGGAAGATCAAGATCGACACACATCTCAAGGATTGTGTGCCGGGTGTCGTCTGTGAAGGATGGGGTCTCGCCCTTTACCTTGTCATACTTCTTTTGAAGGCTAGAGTAGTCTGGAGAAGGAACGGGAATATCAATGTCCCGGTAAAAACCACTAACCTGTAGCTTCCGAAGTTCATTCGGATATGTTCGCGTTACATGGGTGTAGCGCGGGCAAGCGGCGAGATCTGTAGTGCCGTAGGCAACAACGAAGTCCTCCGCAGGGACAAACACCGCTGCGGGGCGGTCGTTGATTGTGTTGTAATACACTTTGCGGAAGGCGGAACCAGCAAGCGGAAGGCGGAACAGAAGCTGCTCAGTCTCGGACCTATAATCCGTCATCTTCTCAGTAACGATGAAATTCATCTCTTCCTGAACGCGGTGAGCCTGCTTCAGGAGTTCTTCATTCGACTTCCCAACAATCTTGGTCCGGACGGGGCCTTGAGAGGGGAAAACCTCCATAATAGTTTGGGCTTGAAACCGAATAACGGCCTCAGTGAGGACCGGATGATACACACCACAGGCACCCGGCCAAGGCATTGTGCGCTCTTCGATCTTCAAACCAAGGAGATCCAGACCCTGAATATAGGCCTTTTCCCAGTCTGACCGGGTATCCAAATCGTCTTCGAAGCTTGAAATAAGATCGCCAGCGATTGCGTCGAGATCGGAGTCATCCATGATCTCAGCGAGGTTTGCAGCGTGGTCTTCGGGAGGCTGAATCTCAGGCGAAGCACTTCCAAAATCAACAGTAACGCCGCCATCCTCCATAGGAGTGATGTTCGGGCCGAGATTTTCTAGGGGAATCTCAACATTAATCGGAGGCGTTTCCGGAGAAATCGGGATATAGGGCTCAGCCATCTTTTTCTTTCTCAATTTGCTCTATTGTATCAGTAATAGGGTTCTTTGCGGAATTGCGGGGTTTCAATAATATCATCTTCGTCGGTGGGAATGGCAAAGCCACCCTGCCTGAACCGCATAAGTGCCATAGTAACGGCGTCCACGAAGTCATCATGGTCTCCAGACGGAAACGCCGCACATTCCTCCACCACATCAATCGCAAATTGCTCATCCGGAGCCCATACAACCCCAGATGCAAAGATATCTGTGATGCTGTTTACACGAACGATCTTGTCTCCGGTAGCCCGAGTTGGGGTGAATTCCTGCACAGGTATACCAGCATTGCGGAGTTCTGCAATCAGAGGTGCTCCGGATGCCTTCTTTTCGACAATAAACATGTCCGGTTGCCAATCTTTGTAATACTGTACTGTTGTTGCTTTGAGTTCCGGGAATTCCAGTTTATCTTTCCAAGCATCCAACAGGATAAGGTTTGGAATAGGTTTCCCCACTGAATTTGGATGGTCAAAAACCCCGAAACACACACATGCGGAGTAGTCGGAGCGCTCTGTTTTAGAAAACGCAGTATCCATCGCAACAATGACGGCACTACAACTTGGGGCTTTATCTCCCTCCCAAATATTCCACCAATCTCTCTTGATCAGAGCCCCCTCCTCAGAGGTGGGATCTTGCTGGTATTGTGCCGACCACTTGGATATCGGGAGTTCGATCTTGAGCTTCTGAAGCTCGTCTATGGACCAGAATTCAGGCCAGAGAGGGTCTCCAGAGGGCATGATTGCCGGGAGTTCGATAACCTCCCACTCGCTTGAGCCCTCCTTCTTCACTGAGGCATCGATAATCTGCCCTGTGAGATCTCTTTTGGCCCAACGGGTCATGACAATGACGATGGCTCCACCCGGCTGTAGGCGCTGGCGAGGGCCAGAACTATACCACTCAAACACCTTATCATAGACCGACACATCGAACTGGCCCATCATGGCTTCCTGTTCGGAGTGGGGGTCATCGATGATAAGCAAATCCGCGCCTTTACCAGTAACGGCACCACCCACACCGATAGCGAAATACTCACCACCCTTGTTGGTGGACCACCTGCCTGCGGCCTTCGAGTCGGATTGGAGCCCAACGCCACCAAACATCTTCTGGTAGTCATCGGAGCCGACTAGGTTCCTCACCTTCCGACCGAATCCGACCGCAAGCTCTGCTGTGTGTGCCGTCTGGATGATTTTCTTGTTCGGGTATTTCCCAAGGAACCAAGCTGGCAGGAGGTATGAGGCAAACTCAGACTTGGTGTGGCGGGGTGGCATATTGATAATGAGCCGCTTAAGCTCACCTCTGGCCACCCGCTCGAAGGCTTCTGCCATGATTTTGTGGTGCCGCCCCGATATGAAACCGGGCCACATCATCTTTACGAAGTCGAGATAATTATCCTGAGCGGATTCCCGCTGCTTTGCCTCATCTAACAAGCGAAGAAGCCGGAGGATTTCCGGCTTCTCATTTTCGGGGATTTTTTCAATCAATTCGGCGTAATTCATACGCCAATTATATGGTGCCCGTTGAGAGAATCGAACTCCCAACCTCGGATTACAAAACCGATGTTATGCCACTTAACTAAACGGGCCCTTTATAATCGAAGATATCATCGATTATCTTGATGTTGTCAAGATATAGGTGCTTTTTGCTCTCGAAGTGGTCCCTATGGTAGATAACGGTGCTGTGGTGGCGTCCGATCCTCTTGCCAATCTCTGCAACCGTGACGTTTGGATTGTATCTTGTTGCAGCCCACACATAATGAACGTAGGCCGGAAAGGTTTTTGTGCGGGGCCCCTCACCTTCCAATTCCCGCTTTGAAATCCCGTAGAGATCAGCGATAGCATCATGAAGCTTCTCGAACTCATCCGGCATCTTCTTTAGGGCTTCAATGCGCTTGTCAACAGTTTTCACCTTGCCAATTTCCGGCACATAGATAGGCTTGGGCTTTGGTGCTGCCTTGGCAAACTTCCTCTGGACCCTCCTTATCTCTGCCATGTATCCAGTATTGGCGTCTTCATACTTCGTAGTTTTTTCCCAGAAGAACTGCCCATCAAGAGCAGCGGCCATTTCTTCCTCAAGATTTCTTTTCACTGATCTTCCTCAAAGCATCAACAAGATGACCAACAGACCCTTGGAATCCATAAGTGCCGTAGTGGGTACATTGACTCCAAGGAAAGAGCCACACATCCCCACCAATCTCGCGCCACTTGTGGCAGAAATAATAGTCTTCTGAGAGGTATCGGTTGTCGATGATCGCTGTTCGGAAATAGGCGTGCATTTCACGCTTTTCTTCAGAATGGAGAACTCGGGAGTCATCAGAAAGATAGTAGTTTTCGGGGAATTTTTCTTTCATCTTGGCGAAAACAGAGCGATGAATAAGCATCATACCAGTGCCAGCCTCTGACACCTTGATGATCTTCCCCATCTTGGTGTCGGCCTTAAGCGGTGTAAAGACATACTCGCCAACAAGCTTTTCGAGGGTTGCGGGGTCTTCAATCCCACTTTTAACAGCCTCGATAATGACTGGCCAGTTTACATGTTTCTTGGGATAAGGGCCGCAGATCAATTCCTTCTCAAAAGACATCATAGCCAAAACATCTTCGGCGCGGAATTGAATATCGGCATCCACAAAAAGAAGATAGTCAGCATCGCTCTTTATAAGATAATCGTAGACTAGGCCGTTGCGGGCGCGGTCGATCAGGCTCTCATTCATCATAAAGCAATGATGAAGCTGCATCCCGTTCGCGATCATTACTGATTGCAACTGCAAGACGCTTGAGAAATACAGGGTATTGCCCATGCCGCCATACATCGGGGTGGCGATCATCACCTTCTTGCCCCGAAGTTTTGAGATATCAATACGAAGTTCTGAATTAGACATCATTTATCCTTGTGATAACCACCCCAGTTCCGTAGTTGCCGTTCCAAGTCATGGGTGCCGGATGACCTTGGATCTTCCAGCCAACCATCCCCTGAGCCTTTGTCATGGCTTCTTGGATGGTAGAGGCCCAGACATACCGGGTTTCGAGAACAAAAGCCTTATCGCTTGATGGCGATGTAGTCATAAGAGTAGGCCTTATTCTTCTTCTGGATGAGGTTAATCACGCCGTCTTCATACAAGCGCCAAGCAAAATTTGCAGCCCGGATCTTTTCTGGTTCGCCACCCACAAGACCACCATTGAGGAAATAACGGTTCCGGTCCATCATAAGCAGACCATCATAATACACGGCCTTCTCTCCCTTTTTGGCATTTGTGACCCAATGCAGGAGAGACTGTTGGCTATCAACTTCTTTCAATTTACCATCCTCTTCAGAGCTTTTTCAATGAGATCGTTCCGGAACCCGTTGGTCATGAGTTCCATAAATTCGAGTGCCGAAAGGTCGTTCTCGAATGGGTGCATGTATATTCGATCCCCGTCACTTGTCACGGCTAAAATCATCGAAGAATCGACATTATCTGCGTCAAGCTGTCGCAGCACATCACTTTTGTCCAACTGTTCCCGAGATTTTTTTGGCATAGGCACTGCTCTTTCTCTTTGAGTGAATCCCCGCATTATACAGGAGGGCAGCGCGGTAAATGTTGCCGCCAGCCTTCCTATAGGCCTGCTTGAGGTAAAGCATACCGTAAAGAATGCCAACAGCGCAATTGTTTAAACCGGAGGCTGAACCCTTGTATCCAAGTCCACGGGCGGTGCGGGGTTTAATTTGCATGACGCCGCGTTCCCCCGCTCTTCCCACGGCACTGCACTTGAAATTGCTCTCAGCCTTCGCCACAGCAACCGCCAAACCCACAGGCACACCCTGCCTGCGGGCCTCTGCGGCAACCATGTCCCGCACATTACCAGCGAGTGCCGGGGTTGAAAAAATCACGACCCCGAAGGCCAGCGCAGCGATATATTTCTTCATCGTCCGTTCCTTATCCAACTCTTCACCTCTCTCGTGCATTTCGGGCATATGTCCATAACGACTCTCTTGTAACCGCTGTTTTCATTACCTTGGGTAAACTCACTCCACTCCCACTTCATGTAGTCCGGGGTTTCAGGAATCCAGACATCCTGATAACCACAGCGGTTACATGTAACCTCCTCTGTCTGCTTCACTATCTTTATCATGGGTCAATCCCTTCTCCCGGCTGTCCAGTTCTTCTGCATCCTCACTTCAGCGTTTGGGATACACCAGATCTCCCGGCTTTCATCGAGTGCCACGACCCAGATGAGATCTGCCTCAAAGCTGTAGTCGATGACGGCGAAAGCATATCCGTCGCCCTTCACTGTATTGAGCGGCACTGGTGGTTCAAGTCTTGTGAACAAATTAATATCCTCTCTGTTGTTGGTTGGTTGAAGCACCCAAAGAACTTCGTGTCAAATAAAAAAACCCCGCAAGCATAACCTGCGGGGTTTTAAACTTTTGGTTGCTGCTTTGTTTACTTAAGCTTTGTCGAGTACTTGCCGTACTTGCCCAGCTTCGAAGAGAAGCTCTTCTTGCCCTTCTTACGAGCGGCAGCGAATTCCTTCTCGAAGGCGATGCGGGTCTTTGACTTCTTCTCAACCTTACGCTTCTCCACCTTCTTCTTCAGGCTGGCAGGCTTTGCCTTCGGAATGGGTGCCTTTGCCATAGAGGGGGCAGAAGAGCCCTGACGCTTCTCCGGGCCACCGCCTCTGGGGGATGTCGAGGCATCATAAGGACGCTGAGTGGGGTTCCGCATGTACATAGAAGAAAGCTCAGCGCCCTTGGTGGACTGAGCGGTGCTCGCCATAGAGGGTGCCGAAGAACCCTGACGTTTAGCGGGACCACCGCCACGAACAGAAGGGATAATAGACCTGCCTGCGGGCTTCTTTTCCTTGCGCTCAAGGCCCTTGCGATCCTTCATCTTGGTCGGGCCACCACCGCCCTCACGGGCCTTCCGGAGGGCATCAGAGCGACCAGAATCAACCACACGGGGTTCCATCGGATCACGGCGCTCAACACCCTTGCGATCCTTCATCTTGGTGGTCTTGTCGGCCCTATTCACATCCGAAAAGCGCCTGACACCAGACTGGACAGCCTGCCCCACAGCAGAGCGAAGAAGACCACCGGGGCCGGGAAGCGGCGCAGGAATGGCCTGAATATTCATGTCCTTTTTCCCGCGAGGGAACATCTTTTTAAATCGTTCGAATTCAGAGTCAGCCATATTATTTTCCTGTTTTCTTTCTGCGGACAACCCCGCCACGTTTAAACATAGGTCCTTCTTCGCCTCTTGTGCGGGGTCCGGACGTTTTTACATCTGTTCTGTTCTTCACACTTTCAGCAGCCATCCTGTTTTGGAAAGCTTGATTTCCAGAAAGCCTGTTGACAGGGCCAGAGGTAGATCTGCTTACCTGAGATGGAAGCCTTGAAGCTGGGGTCATCCCGGAAACTTCTTGCCGGAAGGCACCTGCATCCGGGCTGAGTGGTTGGTTACTCTGGTTAAATGCCCTAGCTTCAGCAGTTCTTTTTTGCAGGGATGCGTAGGTGTCGCGCTCTAGCTGCGTGCGTGCTGGTCCATATTGAGCCCCGGTACGGGACAATTTTCCTGCAATATCAGAGAAAGCTTCAGCTTCCTGCTTTCTCTGTAGATCGTTTGCCTTTCTCGCGTGTTCAATAAATGCCTTTTCATAAGCAGCTTGCGGTTCAGGAGGACCCTGCCACTTACGCATATCTTGAACATCAGGAGACATGGGGCCGAATCTTTTGCCAGCTTCAATGGGCGCAGGCTTCACAGTTGAGGAGCCGCGAGATCCTGTGGAGCCACCGCCACCACCTCCGCCTCCGCCCACAACAGTTTTGTTTCCAGAGGGGGCGTTGCCCTTTGCTTGAGTGCCGGAAGAACGACCAACGGGTGCGCCAACAGATGAACCGCGAGAGCCAGATGCTCCACCACCACCGCCACCTCCGCCACCAACACCGGACTTGTTACCACTGCCTGATGGTGAGGGCCTTGATGTGGACACCCTAGATGTGGACTTGCTCGATGCGGGGCTTCTGGAGGATGCTTTTGATGGTGCCGTTCTGGACGAGCCACCAGAGCCAGAACCACCCATCATGCCACCGCCGGGGCCTTTTGAAGCGCTGGCGGAGGTCATTCCACCACCACGCATACGTTTCATCTTTTTTGTTTTTTGCTTGCTCGCCATGACATAATTTTAAATCACAACCTGCCAAAACAAAAATCAATAGCTTCGGTATGCAGGCAGCACGCAAACAACAGCTTCGAGGGAAAGAGGATCGACCTTGTTGGACTTGAGGATGTTCTCTTTTGCCGGGAGATACTGGAGGTTTTCGGGGATATTTAAACCCCAAACAGTGCCGCCTCGGAGAGGGATGATGTGATCGACATGGTGGCCTTCGGGGCAGTTTGAAATGAAATTATTAATGGTAGTCTTGTCACACCACTTCGGGGTTGCAAGCCTTATCTTTTCTTCATTAAAGAAACTTTTCCGCTTCTGGGAAGCTTTCCCAGATGAGGTGGTGAGGTATCTTCTCTTGCGTTCCTTTTGCTTGGCCTTGTAGGCCTCGAAAAGAACAGGGTCTGCCTTAATTTTTTCTAGGCGCTTTTTCTTTCGGAGTGCTGCTTTTTCCCTTCCCTTCGGGCTGGACCGATATCTCCTCTCTGCCTCCCTTCTTACCTCCCTGCCCTTCCCTGTCTTTTTCCGAGCCCTCTCCTTCTCGCGCCTACATCCGCGACAGCCATGTTTGACATCCCGATACTCAAGATGCCCATTTTTGCAAGGCTTGCCCGTGTAATATCTTCTGACGCCCGAAGACTCAGCCTCCCTCTTTGAAATGGGTAGGCCCAAAAACTCCTCAACGATGATAAACTCACGGTTGATTTTTTTTCTGGGTTTGTTTTGCTGTTTTAGTCTGCTTTTTTGTGCGGATGCCTTCCCAGCCGCACTGCGCGCCCATCTCCTTTTTCTTTCCTTGACGCAAGCAAGGCATCTTCCGTCAGACGATCTTCTTGGAGAGTCGTGCCCATTGACGCAACGAGAGAATGTGAAGTAACGGTCAGAGCCAACAGACAGAGCCAATGCCCTTGTCCTTGGAAGGTCAAATTTGAGAGACAAGAAGAGCAACCCCAAGGTTTGTATTTTTTTAAAATATACCGTACCCCCCTTTTTAAATAGAAATGTTCGACCGTTTTTAGGGGTAGAGGGCGAGAAAAAGACTTGGGTTTTTGAAAAAATTGAGGATTGTTTGGGTGGAATACTATGTTATACACATGGCGAGGCTCAGCGCGCATACGGGCTCCCCGCCCCCGGCAGGGGTGTTCTGCCTTTGTTCCCCTTTTGTTCCCGTTCTGTACCAGCGTTTACATGCCTTGCCTATGCCAGTGAAAGCGCGCTTATTTCCAATAAACGAACTGCTACGCGCTAAGTCGTTGTAATCGTTCGAGAATCTCGGCTTCTATGCTCTTGGAATCCGTAACCTTTTGATCAATCTCAACCCTGTCCGTGAGCATTCCGGCGGCTTTTGCGCCTAGAGATAGAAGGCTTGCCTTGACAGCGGGTGGCGTTTCCGCTGCGTCAAGCATGGCCCATAGATTGCGCCATATCCTGTCGGAATGCTTTTCGCGCTGCCTGTCCGCAAACATGCTATTCCTAATTGCTTTTCCATCCAATATTTCCCTAACCCTATTTGCGATTGCAGGGTTACACGCAAGCTTGCTTGCTTCCGTGTGAATGGTGTTATCTTTCATTGACATAGCGTCATATGAAGCCCGGTAACTGTCTGAATTGCTCAAGCCACTAGCCAATGCCTGAGCAAACTTTTCTTGTTTCGCAGTTAGGCCATTGGGCAATTTCCCGCTTCGCTTCCCCTTCCCTATGCTCTCCCCTTCACTGGCAACTAGGGCAAGTTGAGGCCTGTTGTGGTCTATTGTGTCTTTCATGGGCTTCCATCCCCTCAAACGCCGGGCGGCTCTTTCCGGGGTTTCAAAATTGCTTCCCCTTATGGTCATGCCTCAATTGTAACATTTCCCGGCACATATCCCATAGCCATGCATTCAGCGCATAGCAGCTATGCATAGAATTGTGTTGCTATTAATTTTCGATCAATGCATGTTGGACACGTCAACACAACACAAGGCAAACGGAAATGACAAACAAGCGCATGCAAGCCGCATTTAATGAATTGAATGCTCGCATAGAGGCAGGGGAGGAATTCCCGGACATCATTTCAAAGCTTGCAAGGAAGCATAAGGTATCGGAAACGCAATTGACCGCAATGTATGACGCCCAATAATTGAGCTTAAAAGGCAAGCGCCAAGCGCGCTTGCTCATTAAACTCAACACAAAAGAGGGAAATATCATGCTCATCTACCAAGGTCCAAGCCTCATAGACGGTTCGCCGATTGTGGCAATCGCAATTGCTCAATCTGGCAATGTTAAAACTGGCAACATGGTCCAGACCTACATCATAAGGTCTGACATTGATCCTTTGCTTGCCTCAAAGACAGGCGCGGATTACTCAATTTGCGGTGCTTGCCCCCATCGCGGCAATGTCACAAGCGATCCCAAGCGCAAGATTGCAGAAAAGCGCTCTTGCTATGTCAATCTTGGACAAGGTCCGTTAATCGTTTGGAAGGCTTTTCAGCGCAACATTTACCAGTCTGCAACAGGACACAGGGCGATTGCGGCAATCGGTAAAGGGAGAATGGTAAGGCTTGGCACGTATGGCGATCCTGCCGCCGTTCCATCCTATGTTTGGGAGAGCCTTATCAGTGAAGCAACAGGACATACTGCCTATTCGCATCAATCCAACATGCCAAACGCCGACACTAGGCCGGATTTTATGATGATTTCCGCCGATAACGAGCAACAGGCGCGGCACGAATGGTCAAACGGGAACCGCACATTCCGCGTT